CTGGTGGGACACGAAGTAGGACATGCTTTGTATACACCTGCTGACAAATGGGACTTCAGTGTTCCTAAAGACTTTGTTAATGTTGTAGAAGATGCTCGTATTGAGAAATTGATGAAGCGTAAATACGCTGGTCTCAACAAAGACTTCTACAATGGTTACCAAGAACTCAACGAACAGGATTTCTTCGACATTGAAGGTCAAGATCTCAATGAGTTCAATCTGATTGATCGTATCAACCTTCACTTTAAGATTGGTGCTTATGCTCGTATCCCTTTCAGCACTGAAGAGAATGTGTATGTAGATAAAGTTGCTGACTGTGAGACCTTTGAAGATGTTCTCTCTGTTTGTAGAGAACTTAAAGAGTATCTAAAGCAACAGCAAGAACAAAAGACTCCTGATAATCTTCCTAAATCTTCACAGGAAGGACAACAATCTCCTACTGTAGAACCGACAGCAGAAACTGACACCGAAGAAGACCAAGAGGAAACCGATGATTCCAACGACAACAATAGTGACGGCGACCGTAATGAAGCCGATATCGAAAACGCTACATTCGGTAAGCAGGGCGGCGAAACGTTTGAGTCACAAACTCAGAAAGCTTTTGATGAGGCAGCAGAAGAACTGACGAACGATCGTTCTTATGCTCAGGAACCTGTGTACGTAGAAGTTCCTAGTGTTGATCTCAAGAAAGTTATCGTAGATTACGATAAATTACAGAATTACATTGGTAAATACTGGAAAGAACTTGCTGAGCAACGTGCTGAGCAGTGGGGTAACATCTTTGAGTCTGTCGATGCCGACTTTAATGACTTTAAGAAATCTTCTCAGAAGGAGGTAAACTATCTTGTTAAAGAGTTTGAGTGTCGTAAGTCTGCTGACGCTTACGCTCGTGCTGGTCAATCTAAGACTGGTGTTCTTAATACTTCTAAGCTTCACACTTATAAGTATAACGACGATATTTTCAAGAAAGTGACTGTCCTGCCTGACGGCAAGAACCATGGAATGATCTTCATTCTTGACTGGTCTGGATCGATGGGCACAGTGCTCATGGATACTGTCAAGCAACTGATTAATCTCTGCTTGTTCTGCCGTAAGGTTCAGATTCCTTTTGAGGTTTATGCTTTCACCTATGAGTGGAACGATGCCATCTTTGATGGTGGTGAAGAAACTGAGTACACAAAAGAGTTTGCTTACGAACGTGGACACAACAAACTATCGGTCCACAAGCGATTCTCTTTGTTGAACCTGATTACTTCTACTAGTAACAGCAAAGGATTTGATCTTAGCGTTAAGCATCTGTATCGTCTTGCTTATTACTACAGTCGTCACGCTATCTACTACCACAATCCCATGGGTCTGGATCTGTCTGGCACTCCTCTTAATGAGAGTCTGATCACTCTCAAGACTCTGGTCCCTAAGTTTCAACAACAGCATGATCTTCAGAAAGTGAACGTCTGTATTCTCACTGATGGTGAAGGTAACAACCTGAGCTATGATGTTGAGTTGAATGACTATATTGGATCTCGTAGTGTTCAACAAAATTGTTTCCTTCGTGATCCCAAGATTGGTCGAACTTATCGTCACTTTGATTGGGAACAAAAGAATGGTCTTTCTACCATCCTTCTAGAAAATCTTAAAGACAATTTCCCACAGGTTAACTTTATTGGTTTCCGTATTGGTAACGGTGGCGACTTTAGTAACCTGTACAAAGGTATCCATGGATGGAAGCATGATCATGATGCTGTTATGAAGAAGTGGAGGAAGCAGAAGTCCTGGGAACTCAATGGTCTCGGATATGATTCTCTCTACGTTCTGGGTCAAACTACATTGTCTTCTGACGTTGAGTTTGATGTTGAACAAGGTGCTAAGAAGACAGAGATTAGTAAGTCTTTCCGTTCTATGCTCAAGGCAAAGACCACCAACAAAAAGATCCTGTCTTCCTTCGCCACAGTCATTTCCTGAACTGTCCACTAGGGGTCTCCAAGACCCCACCATGCTCTATAATTAATTCATCAACAAACAAAGCAAATGCCTCGTCCTGCTCAAGTCGATATGATTCAATTGTTCTCTTACATCGAGAACAACTATGGCACAGAAGTTGGCACCTCTGCTATCAAGGCAGGTGCTGAGCACATGGGGTATTCTTATGCTACTATCTGTAATCGTATGGAACCCTACAAAACTGGTCGTGGTAAGTGGAACCTGACCATTGAAGAAACCCGTGACCAACTGGAAGAGATGGTTGCTCCCGAACGTGACAACCTTGTCCCCCAGAAAGATTCTGGTTTTGTCCCGTTTGGTAACTTCACTGACCTCAAGAAGATCGTCAGTTCTAAGATCTTCTACCCTGTGTTCATCACTGGTATGTCAGGTAACGGCAAAACTTTCTCTGTTGAGCAGGCATGTGCCTCTCTAAATAGAGAGTTGATTCGTGTGAACATCACCATTGAAACCGACGAAGATGATCTTATTGGTGGTTTCCGTCTGGTTGACGGGAACACTGTTTGGCACAATGGTCCAGTCATTGAAGCTCTGGAGAGGGGAGCTGTGCTGCTTCTAGATGAGGTTGACCTGGCATCTAACAAGATCCTGTGTCTTCAATCTATTCTTGAAGGTAAGGGTGTCTTCCTGAAGAAGACTGGTCGCTATGTTAATCCTGCTCCTGGTTTCACTGTTGTTGCTACCGCTAACACCAAGGGTAAGGGTTCTGATGACGGTCGCTTCATCGGCACCAATGTGCTGAACGAAGCATTCCTTGAGCGTTTCGCCTTGACCTTCGAGCAGGAGTATCCCACCCCTGCTGTTGAGGCAAAGATCCTCAGCAAGATTTGTGATGATGATGAGTTCGTCACCCGTTTGGTTGACTGGGCAGACATCATTCGTAAGACTTTCAATGATGGTGGCATTGATGAGATTATCAGCACCCGCCGCCTGGTTCACATTGTCAACGCTTACAAGATCTTTGGCAAACGTATGAAAGCAATCCAGTCTTGTGTCAATCGCTTTGATGACGAGACCAAGGAATCTTTCCTTTCCCTTTATGAAAAAATTGACGACCACGTAGACACCACGGAAGAAGCATGAGAGACGAATTTAAAGACAATCGATTTCTGGACGAGATGATCGAAGATGCTCAGGCATACATTGATTGCCAAGAGGAAGAGTATCATGGATATCGTGGATCAATTGCCCATCTCAAAGATGGGCGATCTGGCAAAATCCTCGATGGAAAAGGTCTTAAACTATTCCTCCAAGATATTGACGGTGGCATCTTTGAATGCTAT